ATACCAACTTTGTTGCCCCCTTCAGGGCATACAGGCTCAACAGACTATTATACGCCATATCAATCGGTAGGAGCTAGAGGTGTTAATAATTTAGCATCTAAGCTCCTCCTCACTCTTCTCCCTCCCAACTCCCCTTTCTTCCGTCTAACTATAGATGATTTTGATTTAGCAGAATTAGCTGGAGCAGAAGCAAGGGGTCAAGTTGAAGAGGCATTGGCTAGGATTGAAAGGTCAGCACAGCAAGAGATTGAAGCTAGTGCAGTACGTGTACCAGCGTTTGAGGCGTTAAAGCAATTGATAGTGACAGGTAATGCTCTAGTCTACTTACCGCCTAAAGGTGGTATGAAAGTCTATCGTATTGATAGATATGCAGTAAAACGTGACACAATGGGCAACATACAAAAGATTATTGTAAAAGAGACTGTTGCTTATGATAATCTACCCGATGAGGTAAAGAAAGCCTTAGTCGAGAATCCTCAATATGTAGAACAAGGCTCAAAGAAAGAATGTGATTTATATACTTGTGTTAAAAGAGTTGGAAAGAAGTTTGAGATACACCAAGAAGTACATGGCATTCTTATTCCCAACAGCCAAGGGTCTTATACTCAAGATAAACTCCCTTGGATGGCACTTCGATTCGTTGCCATTGATGGTGAAGATTATGGTCGGGGTTTCGTTGAGGAATATATTGGCGACTTAAAAACACTTGAAGGCTTAACTAGAGCTATCGTAGAAGGCAGTGCAGCAAGCTCAAAGCTAGTGTTCTTAGTGCGTCCTAACGGCTCAACAAAACTCAAGACACTTGCAGATGCTCCTAATGGTGCGTTTGTACATGGTGACTCTAATGACGTACAAGCCCTACAGGTACAGAAAGGTGCTGACCTAGCTGTAGCAGAAAGAACAGCACAGACTGTAGAAGCTCGATTGTCATTTGCATTCTTATTGAATAGCTCAGTACAGCGTAATGCAGAGCGCGTTACCGCAGAAGAAGTAAGATTTATGGCACAGGAGTTAGAGACTGCTATCGGTGGTATCTACTCAGTGCTTTCGCAAGAGTTCCAATTACCCTTGGTTAAGATTCTCTTGGCGCGTATGGAAAAGGCACGTAAGATGCCTAAGTTCCCTAAAGATACACTGAAGCCTCAGATTGTTACAGGCTTAGAAGCATTAGGTCGGGGACAAGACTTGACGAAACTCGCTGCTTTCTTACAGTACCTACAACCGTTAGGAGCGCAGGTAGTAGCACAAGAATTAAATATTAATGACTATATTGACAGGCTTGGTGCTTCACTAGGTATTGATACTGGTGGACTTGTTAAGAGCGAAGAGCAAAAGCAAGCTGAACAGATGCAAGCACAAGCTGCAATGCAGCAACAGCAAATGGCAAGTATGATGGAGAAAGGAGTATCTCCTGCCGTCAAAGGGTTTGTCGATAGTCAAAACCAACAACCAAGTGAGGAAGAATAGTGAGCGATAAAAAAAGACGAGGGGCTGGGGCGTCAAAAAACGCACAAGGTACAGCTATATCTAAGGAGCAGATGATTAAAGCTCTTGAAGTAGCTAGTTACTTAATACCAGCAGGGGCAGCATTTAATGCTATTCGATTAGGATACAAAGCATTAAAAGCTGGTAAAAAAGTTACACAGTTTGTTAAGCAAGCTGAAAAAGGTAGAGATGCTGATAAAGCTGCTAGAAAGGCAGGACAAATAACACAAGGCGAACAGAAAGCAGCTAATGTTGCTAGAACAGAGCAAGCAAAAGTTCTTAGTAATAAATCAACAAAAGCAAAAGATGCAGCAAGTAAGGCAGCTACAGCTACAGTACCTACGACAGTAGCAGGTGGGATGGCAGCTTCTAAAGCTAGAGACGCAAATAAAAAGCCCCAAGTAGCTCAAAAGCCTAAAACAGGCGGTAGCACTACAGCAGCAGACAGAGCAGCAGCTATTAGAAAATCTGGTCAAGCGTTATCTAAAAAAGCTAAGGTAGCTGATAAAACTATTGTTGGTAATGAGTATTCTAGCAAATTGAAAAGAAACTTATCAGACTTTGAGCAGGCTTTTGCGGATGCTAGAAGAGATAAACAAGATGTTTTTACTTTTAAAGGTAAAAAGTATTCTACTAAAGTTAAGAAGTAACTCAACGAGGACAATAGAATGGACAATATCCAGACACACGAAGAAATGAATGAAGATACTGTAGAGAGTGCAGAACACGTAGAAGAGATGCTACAAAAAGCAGATGAGCTAGAGAAAGCTAACTCACCTGTAGAGCGTCCTGAATGGCTACCAGAGAAGTTTGCATCTGTCGAGCAAATGGCAGAAGCCTATAAAAATCTAGAACAGAAACTGGGAAGCCAAGGACAAGAAGAGCAGACAGAAGAAGTAGAGTATGAAGAGCAAGGTGAGATGCCTGACTCTTCACAAGTAGAACAAGTTATTACAGAAGCTGGTATGGACTTCAATGCCATGCAAGCTGAGTACGCACAGAATGGTGGACTATCAGATGAGACATATGAAGCTCTGAATGAAAACGGTTTCCCACCAGAATTAGTTGATAGTTGGATTCAAGGTCAAGAAGCCTTGGTCAATAACTTCCAATCTTCAATATTTGAACAAGTAGGTGGTCAGGATAATTACGCACAGATTTTATCTTGGGCATCAGAAAACTTATCAGAAGCTGAGATACAGGCTTATGATAACGCTATAGATTCAGGAGACTTAGGTACAGTGCAGTTAGCACTATCAGGACTCCAAACAAAATTCCAATCTGAGGTTGGCGCAGACCCTTCATTATTTGAGGGACAATCTACAACAACGTCAGGTGGAGCATACGGTTCGTGGGCAGAAGCTACTGTCGATATAGGTAATCCTCGATATGAGAATGACCCTGCGTTCCGAGAACAAGTTGCTGCAAAGTTAATGCGTAGCAAATTAGATTAATTCTAAACAAGTTCATACATGCAACTAAGTAACTATTACCCAGTGCGCTGGACAATTTTAGAGAAAGGTTAAATGAGTGGCTGAATAGAATATTCACATACATTCAATCATTTTATTTAATTAGGAGATTTTTAAAAATGACTACAATCTTTGACAACTCATCAGACTCAAGTCTGTATTCTGATGGTGCGTCTCTCTTAGGTCAAGCAGGACAATCTGGTGACCAGCGTGCTTTATTCTTAAAGCTGTTTGCAGGTGAAGTCTTAACTGCATTCCAAGAGCGAAACGTGGCTATGCCATTGCACCGAGTTCGTACAATCAAAAACGGTAAGTCAGCACAGTTCCCTGTTACAGGTACAGCTACTGCTGCATACCATACTGCTGGTCAGGTTATCACAGGCGGTAAGATTTCACACCAAGAAATCACTGTTACTGTAGATGACTTGCTAGTATCTAGTACATTCATTCCTCGTATTGACGAAGCTATGAATCACTACGATGTACGTTCAATCTACTCTAAGGAAATTGGTAACGCTCTAGCTAACGTAGCAGACCGTAACATTTTCCGTGTACTTGCTAAGGCTTCAATGACTACAGCAGGTCAAACTAACGACCTTGAAGGTAAAGGTGGCGGTTTCGCTGGCGTTGGTACTACACCTACAGGTGACGGTATCGTCCAAGCTATCTTCCGCGCTCTAGAGCAATTCGAGACTCGTGACATTGTTGGCGAGAAGTATTGTGTACTTTCTCCAGAGTATTACTATGCTATGTTTGGTACTAATACTACTTCTCCAACTACTCAGAACCTATACTACATGAACCAAGATATCAACGGTTCTGGTAGCATTGCATCTGGTCAAGTCCCACAAGTTGGTGGTGTTAAGATTCTTATGTCTAACAACATGCCTTCAGGTGACCAGTCATCTACATTAGCTAACTCTGACCCTGCTACTATTCGTGGTGGTTCAGCAGATGGCTCTTATAAGGCTGACTTCGACAACAACGACCTTTCTGCCGATGCTGCTGACCAAGGTACTGGTTTTGGTGGTATGATTTTCACTAAGGATGCGGCTGCAACAGTTAAGTTGCTCGACCTTGGTGTTGAGTCTGAGTACCAAATTGACCGTCAAGGTACATTAATGGTAGCTAAGTACGCAATGGGACATAACATCTTACGTCCTGCTTGTGCAATTGGCTTACGCAGCCTAGCTGCTGACGATTTTGACCCAAGCTAAATCGTTAATTAAACTTTTAGGGGTGACAAATGTTGCCCCTATTTTTTCCAAGAGGACATTATGAGTACATCTCCGACTACTAAATTAGAAGCTGTCAACACCATGCTATCGACTATTGGTGAAGCACCAGTAAACAGTCTAGCTACTGGGTTGATTGACGCTGAAACTGCTGAGACTATTCTTAATAATGTCTCACGAGAAGTACAAGCAAGAGGCTGGAATTTTAACACAGAATACGATTATACTTTTTCTCCTAATGTTGACGGAGAGATAGATTTACCTGCTAATATTATCAGAGCTGATTTAGCACAGAGTTTACAAAAGTACAGAACATCCAATGCAGAGTACATACAAAGAGGCTCTAAGATTTATGATAAATCAAATCATACATACGTAGTAGATAAAGATTTAAAGTTAGATGTTGTGGTTCTTTTAGACTATGAGTTACTACCAGAAGTAGCACGTAGTTACATTGCACTAAGAGCTTCTAGAATATTCCAAGATAGAGTTGTAGGTGACGCAGGGTTATCACAGCTTAATAGAACAGATGAAGCGCAAGCATTACAAGACCTGAAAGAAGCAGAGTCTGATAATGGAAACTACAATATCTTTGATGATTACAGTACCTACAGAATTCTTGAAAGAAGTCCAAGCACAGAGGTAGATGGTAATGGCTCTAGTTTCTAAGAAAATACCTCATTTCTTAAATGGGGTTTCACAGCAACCTGCAAACATACGTTTAAATACGCAGGGCGAAGTACAAGAGAACGGGCTGTCAAACACTGT